CTCTTTGGCCCCCAACCCCCGGGGTCAGTACATCAACTAAACCAGGAGGTCAAACCCTATGCCGCGACCTGATCCGAAGCGCCCCCGCGAAGGCCAGGAGGCCCTTTTCGAGGCCGAAGCCGTCAAACAGCCCGATTGCGTTTTGCGTGGCCGGCACTCCGTGGCCATGGACGCCGCCCTTGACGCCGCCCGCGACAATCAAGTGATTCACCCTATAGATGAAGGGATCGCCACGGTGCTTCGTGCCGGCGCCTGGGCACTCGACACTTTGGAAAAACAAGACCGACCGTATGGGCCGGCAAAGCTCATTCCGGCCATGACCGAGGCACTCACTGCGGCGCACATGACGCCCGAGAGCCGGAAGCTAGAAGGCGAAGACCTAGCCAAGCAACTATTCGAGGACCTAGCCGCCCTAGAGGCCGACACCGACTAATGCGCACCTGGTTACCCGGCCGGGTAGAGCCCCGCTATCTAACCCCTATCCCCGAGGGAGCGATAGTTGACCTTCGGGCGGTGAATAAGGTTGCCGCCCTCATGGGGCGACGGCCAACGTTTTACCAGATAGAAATTTTGGAACGCTTGGTGGCTAGGTGGCCTGACGGAACACCGGTTTTCACCACCATTCTGGTGAGTTTCCCTAGGCAGACCGGCAAAACCACGTGCATTATGGATTGGCTTATGTATGTGGCCATGACTAAGCGTTATCAAAAACTTTGGTTTACTGCCCAGACCGGCATGGCGGCGAGGGAGCGTTTTCTTGCTGAGCTGGTAGAGCCCAGCAAGAAGTATTTAGAGCCGCTGGGGATCGTCGATACGAAGCTTGCGGCGGGGGCGACCAGGACGGTGGTGGTGGCCACGGGGTCCCAGATTCGCCCTATGCCGCCAACCAGTCAGTATCTTCATGGTGGACAGGGCGATAAGATCATCGCCGATGAGCAATGGGCTTTCACCCAGAAACAGGGAAAGGACCTTATGCAGGCGGTGCGTGCTACCCAGCTGACCAGGAATAACAGCCAGATTGTGCAGATTAGTGCTGCTGGCGATGCTGAATCCGACTACTGGCATAGCCGTCTTGCTAAGGCGATTGCCGAACCGTCGCCCCGTGTGGCGGTAATCGACTATGGAGTAGGCGCCTCCGCTGATCCGCAAGAGGCCACTTCCTTCACGATCGAGGACGTTTTAGCGGCTCACCCCGGTGTAGCAGCTGGTCTCTGCACCCGAGAAAAAGTTTTGGAGCCATTGGAGAATGAGGACATGGACTTTAACGAGTGGCTCAGAGCATACGGAAACGTCAGGTCAAAGAATGTGCGCCAGAAGGCCATTGATCTAGACGCCTACCGCGGTATCACCACCACAGTGCCGCTAGACGACGGACCGGTGACGCTGGGGGTTGGCGTGTCCTGGGACGGGGCGACTACCGCCCTAGCCGCGGTAGGCACCATCAACCAAGGCAAAGGCGTGGGTATCGAGATCATCGACGCCCGCCCCGGCCGGCAATGGGTCATTGACACCACCCAAGAACTAGTGCGCCGCGGTATCGCCACCGAAGTATGCGGCGACGCCTACGGACCCACCAAACGCCTAGCCGACCAACTCGCTATCACCCTTCCTGAGCACTGGAAACCCTTATCCACCGATGAAATGATCGCCGCCACCGAGGACTTTCTACAGGCCCTCGACCAAGAAGCCGATACCATGCCTATCCGCGTCCGCCGCTGTGCCGGTGTCGAATACGAGCTAGATGTGGCTGAACTCCGCAACGTTGGCGAAAAAGGACGTATGTTTAGCCGCCGCAACAGCGGCGCTGGCACCGCACGGCTAGAAGCCGGCTTAGCCGCCCTTGCCGGCTACCAAATCCCCGAGACCACCGCTCCCGAGCCTTTTATTGGATAAATTATGCGAAACCAAAAACGTAAATCACCAGCAATCGACGCCACCGACCACACTATCCTAATCACATGCGATAAATGCGAGTGGCGAGAAATGCATGATGACCGAAACGCCGCCTGGTATGCCCTAGCACGGCACCTGAAAACCGGCCATGATGACCCCTATGCCGCCAAAAGCGCCGCCCGAAATATCTACCGCAACCACCACGAATAGACGCTTTGTCACCCCCATGCCGCATCATTAGGGCATGGGGTTCTTCGAGAAAGTAAGACAGGCACTCTCCCTACCCGCCCTAGCGGCGGGTAGCCTCGAAGTGCCCTACGCCAGTGCCTGGGCTGACCCAAATCACCTCATCACGGTTGGCACACCTGACCTGCTACCAGAGTCAGTAACCCGTGATGTTGCTATGAATGTTGCCGCTCTAGCGCGCGCCCGCCGCATCATTGTCAGCAGCATAGCCAGATGCCCCCTGGTAGTGCATGATGATGACGGACCTTTACCCGACCAACCGGCTTGGGTGTCCGGCACCAGCGGCCCCATTTCCCCCTATCATCGCATGCTGTGGACTGTCGATGACCTATTGTTCTACGGTTGGTCACTGTGGGCAGTGAAGCGAAACCCGGCCGGTGCCGTTGTCGCCGCCGATCACGTGCTCTACGACCACTGGGGATTCACACCCAGCGGCGAGGTGTTTTTCGAGGGCGAAGAGATAGCGCCCGAGGACGTTATTCTTATCCCCGGCTCCGACCAAGGAATATTGCGCTATCCCGCCGCTATCAGGCATGCCGTACAAGTCGCCGACGCCGCCGCAAAAGCCGCCGCTCACCCTGTTGCTCACACTGAACTGCACCAGATCAACGGTGAACCACTCACTGACCCCGAAAAAATCGACAAACTGATCGACGCTTGGAACCGAGGCCGGCAACGTAAAAACGGACCCGTAGGCTTCACAAACAGCTCTATTCAGGCAATTGACCACGGCTCTTACGAATCCCACCTTCTGGTGGAAGGCCGGAATGCCGCCGCAATTGACATCGCCCGCGTCTGTGGCATACCAGCTATCCTATTAGATGCTTCCCTGGCCGATTCCAGTATCCGTTACTCCAATATGGACGCGCGCAACGTTGAGCTAGTCGACTACTGCCTTGCATCATTTATGGCGCCAATAGCCGCACGGCTAGGCATGGATGATGTTGTTTCCCCTGGCCAGAGTGTGGAGTTTGACCTAGACCATCTGACCCGCCTCGATCCTAACAGTATCGCGCCGCCTGATGACGCCTACCACCCCCGCGGTGTCCCCGCTACCAACGAACTAACCCAGCTAATTGACTAAAGACTATGGATTTTCAAACACTAGAACCCGACCTGTACTGCCTGATGAACAAGCACTACAGCCCAGGCCGGCCTGGTCCCATCAAATATTTGGTGATACACCACAATGCCGGTGTCAATCTCAGCACCGCCGATTGCTACCGGATTTGGCAAGACCGTGAGGCTAGCGCCCACTACCAAGTAGAGGTGGACGGAACAATTGGTCAGCTGGTGAATGATTGGGATACGGCCTGGCATGCTGGTGACGCCGCCGCCAATTCCTACTCGATTGGCATTGAGCATGCTAACACCGGTGGCGCCGCCGAAGATTGGCCTATTAGCCAAGAAACTATCACCGCAGGCGCTCACCTGGTTGCTGCTCTATGCCACGCCTACGACCTGGGAAAACCCGCCTGGTTCAATAACGTCTTTCCACACTCTTACTTCTATAGCACCAGTTGCCCGCACCAGCTGGCCGGTGCGGACCGTGACCAATACATGTCTTTGGCTGAAGAGTTTTACTTCAGCATGCAAGCAGGAACCACACCACAAGCAGGGAAAATGACAAACTTTACCGAAGCAGACAGGCAACTACTCCGCGAAAATAACGAGCTTTTACGGGTTATCCGCGACCAGATTTGCGGCCCCGGTAGTGGTTTCCCCGGGTGGACACAAACCGGTGGCCGAACCTTGGTGGATACCGTTGCTGCTATCGGTGCCAACCAGGGGATTGATGGTTGCCGCGACACCAAGAAAGCCAAGTGACGCATGGGCCTTCTTGATCTAGCCACTGGCTACGTTTTGGGCTTCGGTACGGTGACCATGTATCAGATGATTTTGGTATACCGTCTGCGTCTTGAGCTGCGGAAACAAGCTGCGAAGTTTCCCAATGGCTGAGCGCCCGCCAACTCAAATCCGTTATCCATGGCGTTCGGTGATCCGTAGTGTTGCCGTGACCACTATCGCGCTGCTACCGGTGCTACCAGAGATAGCCAAGGTGGCGGGTGTAGAGACCGTGCCGCTGGTGGCTTCCACCCTGGGGATCGTGGCGGTTTTGCAGCGGATAATCACGATCCCTGAAGTCGATAAATGGTTAACTAGCACGCTGAACGTTGGAGCTAGGAAACGCCAAGAAGAAGGAGAAGGAAATGCCAAGTGATGAAACCATTAATGGTGACGCCGCACCCGCCACTGTTTCGTGTAACGAGTCTGAACGAATCATGGAAGGCCTGGTGCTCCCCTGGGGCGATACCGGGGCAACCGCTACCGGAAGTTACGTATTTCCCCGCGGTAGCCTTGATATTCCTTCCAACGTTGAGCGGGTAAAGCTGCTATCTGAGCATTCCCGCCCCGGCCACCAGCCCAAGGCTATTGGCCATGCTATCAGTGCCGAAAACACGCCCGAAGGCCTAGTCATGCGCTTTCAGCTAGGCAGTAGCGCCGCCGCCACCGAAGCCCTCACCAACGCCGCTGAGCACATTATTGATTCCTTCAGCATCGAGGCGGTAGGTGTCCGCCGCACCGGTGGCACTATCGAGTCTGCCCTGCTCAAAGCCGTGGCGCTAGTGCCTTTCCCCGCGTTCGAGAAAGCCAAGGTATACGCCGAATCCGGCACCCCCGAAGAGAAAGAAACCACAGAAATGACCCTAAACGCTGAAGACATTGCCGCTATCGCTGCGAAAGTCACCGAGAACCTCAGTTCCACTACAGCCACTCCCCGGAATAAAATTCCGGCCGGTATCCCAGGCGGTAAAGACGCCACCAAGCAGGAAGTTATCACCGCCGCCCACGCCGCCGAGACTATTTTGGGAATCCACACCGGTGAAATCCCAGATGATGAAATCCAAGCCGCCCTTGCCGACATCAAGGGCTCAGACTCGATCGTCACCCAGCCTAAAGCGTGGCTGGGTGAACTCTGGTCTGGTGTTGTTTACCAGCGCCGCATTATCCCACTAATCGCCACCAAAGCCCTAACCGGCCGGAAAGCTATTGGTTTCCGCTGGAAGAAGGATACCGATAGCGGAAAGCTGCTCAAGCCTGGTGTTGCCAAGTGGTCCGGTAATAAAACCGAAATTCCCACGCAAAAAGCGCAGTGGGAAGAAGTGTCAATGGATGCCCAGCCCTGGGCCGGTGGCAATGATTTGGACCGACAAATTTTTGACTTCAACGAGTCCGAGGCGCTGCTTGCCTACTGGCAAGCAATGAACGAATCTTACGCCTACGAGACCGACCACGATGCTGGGAAATTCTTGGTAGACCACGCAACCGATATCCCAGAGGTCGCCCAAGACATTATCCGCGCTATCACCATTGGCGCTATCCGCGTCGATGAGGCAGTGCATGTCCCCGCCGCCTACGCCATTGTTAACCCGCGTGACCTCGAAAAAGTCCTCAAGTACTCTCAGCTAGACGTTCCGCACTACATGAACCTAACCCCGGTATCCGAACCGGCAACATGGACCACTTCGGAATTTGTCGAGTCCGGCACCGCCATCGTTGGTTGCAAAGATGCCACCACGTTTTTCGAGCTCCCCGGTTCCCCACTGCGTGCAGAAGCAGAGCACATCGCCCATGGTGGCCGAGATGTAGGGCTTTTCGGCTACACCGCCCACATGCTCAACCGGGGCGAAGGCCTGGTCAAGGTGCACTTCAATAATGCCTAAGGTAGAAGATTCAGAAGTCCTAGCGTGGCTAGGCGTCGAGGCGGTAGGTGACGCTTCGGAAGAGCAAGCACTGAAGGGGATTGTGGCGGCGGTTAACGCCACTGTGACGGATTGGCATGGTAGTGCAGACGCCTGGTCCGACCGTATCCACACCGGTGCCGTCATGCTTGCCGCCCATCTGTGGCGCCGCCGCGCTACCCCCGGTGGCGTAGCAGCCCTGACAGACGAGGGAACAACCTATGTGCAGCGTCATGACCCCCAAGCCGCGATGTTGCTTGGCCTTGGTGGCTGGACTGCCCCGGCGGTGGGCTGATGAATCCAGACATTATCCCGATGCATCTAGGGAAGCTAGCCAAAGAAGTTAATAATATCGGTATTTCCGCGACGGTTAACCCAAACCGTGTCAGTATTCCTGGTGCTTGGGTTGCCTTGAAGGAGGTGGAAATCGAATCGCTAGCCCGTGGTGAGGTTACCGCCGAGGCAAGCGTGTACCTTGTTGCCGCTGATTTGGGCACCACGCTAGCGGTGGAATACCTCATGAGCATGTTGGACGACCTGCTAAACCTGTTGGAAACCCGATACCCAACGGATATCGAGATCACCACAATCACCCTCCCCGCTATCGGGCAAACCCCCCTACCAGCGGTTGAGGTCACCTATGAATTGAAAGGCACATAAATAATGGCGAATGTCAACACCCTAGACAGTCGTATCTCCACCGGCCCCGGAAAACTGGTTTTCGGTCAGGCCGGTGCTCAGAATGAGTTTTCCGCCCTTGTCACCAAGGCTGAATTGAATCCGTCTGTGAACACCGAGGATGGTAAACACGTTTTGTCTGGTGATTACGCACCTGGCAAGGACACGATCACCTGGACAATGGAGCTCACCTGCTTCATCAACCTGAAAAAGAATGGAATTTGGGATTGGTGTTTCACCAACCGAGGTAAAGAAGTCACGTTCGAGTTCCGGCCGGTAGAAGGCGAAAAATCCGCGAAATTCACCGGCACAGTCAAGGTCCGGCCCCTAGGCGTTGGTGGCGAGGTCAATAAAGAAATGAGCAAGGATTTGACGTTCCCCTTGGTTGGGGAGCCAACCTTTACGCCTGTGCAAGAGCCGTAAATGTCCGGCCATGTTGATGTGTCCGCCGAGGTGGAGGGGCTAAAAAACCTCCGCCGCACCATTCGGCAAGCAGGCGGCGACACAAAGGATTTGCGCAATGCTAACTTAGCCGCGGCGCAGACCATCGTGCCTATAGCTGCTGGTTTGGCGCCGAAAGTCACCGGCCGGCTAGCCGCGAGTATCAGGGCGGGTGCTACGCAGAAGGCCGGCATGGTCAGGGCTGGCCGGAAACTAGTACCCTACGCAAACCCTGTCCACTGGGGTTGGCCGAAACGCCATATCGAGCCGAACCCATGGATCGCTACCGCCGCCGCCGCCAACGAGGAACTATGGCTCAAAGTCTATGAGCAGCACATTGACCGCATTTTAGGAAAGATCGAAGGAAAGAAACGATGAAACTAACAATTAATGTCCGGTACGTCAACGGTGAAGAGGTTGCCGTGACGCCTATCCTGTCAGATCAAGTTGCTTTTGAGCGCACCGCCCGCCTCCGCGATTGGGGCACGGCGACAGATAGCCCACTGACTTTCGCTGCTTTCCTAGCGTGGAAAGCGCTACAGCGCACGGGGCAAACCGAGTATGCTTTCGAGGATTTTTTGGAAAACGTCGAGGCGCTGAGTCAGTCCGGTGGTGAGATGGGGCTAAACCCTACCGAGGCGACGCCTGCCGCGTCATAGCTTTACTGTCCGTGAACACGGGGATTCCGCCCAGCGTCTTGTTGGCGGAAGAACCAGCGTGGATAGATACGATGCTGGAAGTTATGGCTGAGCAGGCGGAAGCAGCGAAAAAGAGATAAAGAGGTGACCGGTGGCGGGGAAAAAGAAATCGGCAATTCTGTCGGTCAATATCGTCAGTGACGCCAATACTAAAGGCTTTACTGAGGCGGCGCGCGCCGCCCAGAAGATGGCGGCGGATATTAACGCTTCGACTGCCCAGGCTGCCGGCATGGCCACCAAAATTGGTGGCTTGACCACTGGTATTACTTCCCTGGTTTCTATCGCTGGTGGCGCCATTGGTCAGGTCGCTGCTGGTGCCACTGCGCTAGCCGCGGTGGCCGGCCCCGCCCTAGGCGCCGTGGTGTTAGGCTTCGATGGTATCAAAGAAGCAGCTGAAGGGCTTAAGGAACCGTTCGATTCTTTGAAAGAGTCAGTGTCAGGTGAGTTCGCCGCGGCGCTGGAAGAGCCCTTCGAGAATCTAGGTGGCCTCATCACCAACCTTGAAGAGCCCATGGCCGGCCTAGGCGCTAGTGTGGGCAACCTCATGGGGGGGCTTGTCGATACGATTGTTAACAATCAAAGTGAATTAGAAAAGCTCATCGCGTCCGCGGGTGAGTTCACAGACGCCATGGGTCCCGGATTAAATACCCTGCTAGAGGGTGTTTTATCCATTGGCACCGGCCTAGATGGCATAGCCGGTGATTTCGGTGCCGCCTTCGGTGGCGTCCTAGAGGTGTTAGGCGAAAAATTCCAAGAGTACGCTTCCAACGGGGCGACTACTGCCCTGATTCAAGGCATGATCGACGCCCTAGGCGGCCTATCCGACCTTATCGGTCCGCTGCTGGATTTAATCGTTGAGCTAGGCATTGCCCTAGGTCCCAGCTTTGGCGGTATCCTTTCCGCCCTGGGTGAGATTATCGCCCAGCTGGTGGAGCCGCTTTCCACTATCGCCCAGGTAGCTGGTCAAGCCCTGGTTGAGGCGCTAAATGCTCTAGCGCCCATGTTTGGCCCGATTGCTCAGGCGATTGCTGATCTTGTGGTGGCGTTGGCGCCATTGTTGCCGTCGATTGCTGAGCTGGTCGCATTCCTGGGCACCGCGTTGGCCGAGGCGATTAGTGCCGTGGCCCCGCTGGTTGGGGACATTTCCAACTTGCTGGGTGAGGTGTTCCGCATAGCCATTGACGCCTTGACGCCTATCATGCCTGTCATCATCGAGTTGATTCAGACGCTGGCTGGTGTTGCCTCCGCCCTGTTGCCGTCGATCGCTGAGCTGGCCAGTGTGTTGTTCCCAGCGTTTGCGCAGATTATGGAAGCCATTGCCCCGATCCTAGGTGATATCGGTGCCTTGATTGGTGATGTGCTCCGCATGGCCATTGAAGCGGTGATTCCGCTGATTCCGGTGATCGTCGATACGATCCGCATTCTGGCTGATGTGGTGGCCATGCTAATTCCGGTGATCGCCGAGGTCGCACAGTTCTTGTTCCCCGCGTTGGCTGAGATTCTTCAGGTGGTGGCCCCGCTGCTTCCTGATTTAGCTAATCTGATAAAGTCCCTGATTGAGGCGCTACTGCCGATTATTCCGCCCCTGATGCAGGTAGCCGAGGCGTTGTTCCCTGCCCTGGTGCGGATTATTGAGCTGATTATCCCGATTATCATTCAGGTGGCTGATATCTTTGTGCAGCTGGTGCAGGCGCTCACGCCGCTGTTGCCGCCGCTAGCTGATTTGATTACTGAGCTTCTGCCGCCAATTGTTGAGCTGATGGAGGCGATAGCCCCGGCAACGTCTGCGGTGGTCGGCATTGTCGGGAAACTCGCTGTGGCGCTGGCTAAAGGCTTGGTGGATGCGGTGATTGCCATTGGCGGTAAGCTTGGTTGGCTAAAAGACCTGTTCTTTAAGATTATTGACGTCATCAAGAAGGCGTTCCAGTGGATCACTGATTTTCTGGATGCTGCCGGTGACGTGGGTGGTATCTTCGGTGGCGGCGGTAGCTTTGGCGGTGTAGGCGGCGGTGGCGGTGTCTTCGGTGGCGGCGACGATGGGACATTCCATGGGGCCGGTGGCGGCGGTATTGGCGCCGCCTTCCACAACCTACTAAACCGACCCTTGCCAACGCCCCAGGTGATTAACAACTTTGAGATCACTATCAACGGACCTATCGACGCCCTAGAGACCGGCCGGAAACTCCGCGAAATCCTCGACTACTACGACGAACGAATGAAACGCTAATGGGTGTTATGGCAAACATGCTACAAATTTCAATCTTCCCGCCGAACAGCCAATGGAACCTGAACTTACGTGCCGTCGTTGACGGTCTCACCATCAATTGGGGGCGCACGAACCTTTATCGCGCCCCGGCAAACCGTACGTGTCAATTCCAAATGCTCATGGAGCACGTTACTTTAACGCGGGTAATGCAAAAATGGGTCAATTCAGAACTCATTATTACGGCTAAACCCGCGAGTGGCGATTTAGTGATATTTCAGGGAATTATTGATGATTTTAAAGTCACCCCGAAGGACACGAAAATCGGTGATTATATCGTTGATTTTACCGCCACTGAATCCCCTACCTGGTCAAACAGGCTCAACGGTCTATTTTATGATGCTAAAAACCTTCGTGATTTTAATACTCGTTTAGGGCGTGTCCAACGCGAATTAGGCACATTTATTGCCCTGGATGTAAATACAAGTTATTTGGCTGAACCACCCGAGAATCAAATCAGTGTGAAACAACTAGCTGAATCATTGGTTTGGCGACCAGGAGCCTTCCCCGCTTGGTGCCCCGACTGGAAAAGGTTAGCGCCGACAGTTCACCAGCTAGACACGCCAGAGGGCGGCGCCCCGTGGGTACTGTCCCCGAAGGTGTTAATAGACTTGGATCAGGGCATGTCCTGGACTTCCGATAACACACCCACGACCATCTTGTATAGCGCTGGTGGCCTATTTGGAAAGAGCAAATACGCCCGTGATACCCGAGTCCTTCGTGAAACCCGCGACCAATGGGATAGGGGTAATATCGTCGAGCTTGATATCCCATATTGCCCAGATCAAGGCGGTATTATCGGCTACGCCGAAAATCATTCTGAGCTGGCGAAAGCCCAGCTGGGGAGCCCCCGCCGAATACGGCTTGACACCCGCCGAAATCCTGACTTCCTCAACACGTATCTGGGTTGGGAGTGCTGGGAAACCCCGAACAGATATATACAAGTAACGGGGGACAAGTGGGCAACAAAGTATCATGGTGAACTGCTGCTACAGCAAACTTATTACCCAATTGGTGGAACGCTCACTCTCTACCATTGGGGTTTCACTCACGATCTTTACTGTGCCTGGGGACCGACCGACGACGCGATAACGCCCCCACCACCACCACC